CCTTGTGCAACGGGGCCAACAGCTTTTTCAGCCATTGAAGCCATCATTTGCTGTTGTTGCTGTTGTTGCATCTGCTGTTGTTCCTGTGCTTTCTGTTCTGGTGATTTCACCAATCCAGTAGTATCTATTCCTAAAGACGCTCCAAGTCGATCAATGTAATCGTCTACGTTTAACTCACGTGCAAGCACTTCATTGCCCAATGGGGCTAACATCTGAAGTAACTGAGAGAGTTTGTTGAGGTCTTGTCCACGGCCTAAAGCTTCCATACCAGTAACGATCTGAGGCTTAAGGGTGTTGTCAGGGAACTTAGGCATCTTGCCACTCTTCTCCATACGGGAGAGTAGTAACTTGACTAAGGGGTATTGGAACTCTTGAGATAGTATGGAGTAAACGCCACCTAATGCTGACTCAAGTTCTTGAGCCATGTAGCGCACTTCTTCAGCAGTAACACGTTCAGCTTTACGCTGGACTGAACTATTCATCAGGAAACTAAAGGCAAGTCGTTCAGTGATCTCACGGGCTGTATCTTGTGCTACTCGGAAGTCATTAAACTTCTGAAGCTGTAGTACAGAAACATCGTTAGCATCACCTGCCGCTATACCACCGTTGGGTGTGTTAGCTATAACTCTTGCTTTGGTAGTGCCGTTAGGTCGGACTAAGAATAGTACCTTCGCTGCGGCTGCTGAACCTTCAACAATAGCTTTTGTTAGAGTCTCTAGTGAACTTAAGTCACCTATGAACTCTTCAACATAACCACGTCCATAAGACTCACCGTCAATACGCACCATACGCAGTGACATGAAGGGTGATTTATCTAAGGGGAACGAGCCAAGAGAACTAGGTATAATCTGTCCCTCAACCTCTTGGTGTACTTCCCACTTCTTATTAACACGCTTTACGTTTGTAAATAGATCAACGGACTTAAGCTGTGAGTCGCCAGTTGGTTTGGTTAGTAACTCTTGGACTTCTTTAGGAAGCATAAGGGGACTAACGGTTTCTTTGGTAATAATCTCTAGGACATTACCCATTGCGTCACGTTGGCAAACATAACGATCTAAACGAAATACACGAACACCACCGTCTTTAGGCATGTGAACTAACACGTTACCTGAAACGATGAGTTGTTTTAAAGCCTCAAACACGGGTACACGAACTGCTGTAGCTTCTACTTCTTGCATAGCAGCGCGTTCAATACGTGCGAGTGCTTCTTCTACTTTACCCCTAGCACCTTCACCACCTGCAAGACTCTGAAGATCAAAGTCATCAATAGTCAAACGGAAGAAAGGTGAGTTAGGGGGTAATAAGGTCATCAATAACTTAGAACTTAAATTATTAACGCCACGCGCACCAATGGATTGGAAGGGCGTATCGTAGTACGAAGAACCTGTGTGACCTTCTGGGGGCATGAGCGTAGGTATGGTTAATACGGCTGCTTCTCTTGCCCTGTGTAAGAAAGGTGTACGGTCACTTTCGAGTTGTGCATATCGTTTAGCTGCTGCTCCTTGGGTTGGTAGCATAGCTAATCATTCTCTTTTGTTAAGTTGAAATATTTAAACCTGTGCCTTTAGATGAATAAGCAAGTCCCGCTAGATTCCTAGTGGCTTTTTTGCCTTTGGCTTTTACTTTTCTATTTGTCGCTAACATGTTCTTTTGGTTGTTCACATCTGAGGTTCTTCCAGCACTGCCACCAGCCAAAGCCGTGTCTTGGTTTGAGCCGCCAGAACCACCACCTGCCGAAGCACCAATAGTCAATGCGATTTTCTTTCTAGGTGCTACATCATTAACAGACGCTGTACCTTCCTTAAAACCTTGAGATGGTGGGCCAGTGTTGGGGAATGAAGTCGGCACACGATCACCGCTATAAGCCTTCTTCATGCCTATGCTATCTTGCTCGGCTTTCATGTCAGCTTGGCTTACTCCAGATGCACGTTGGGTTGCCCAATAAGCTTGGTTATAACTCACGTCATCATTGCGGTATTTGTCTTTTATTACATGTTTTAAAACTGGGATGTTTGTGCTTTTATTAGCTTTTGCTCTAGTCTGGTAATTTGCATTGTTAACAGGCTTAACTACTTTTTTAGTTTTGTTGTTATTGTTACCACCACTTTTGCCACCTGAAGATGCCCCGTTACCTGCGCCACACATACTAACTACCTCCCTTATTACTAGGTATATTTAAACTAGGTGAACCTGAGCCACCCATGTTCATACCTGTAGTAGTAGTACGCATGTTACGGACTCCACGCTTACCTTTAGCCCTGCGCTTGCGCGAGGAACTAGGTGTCGTTTCCATGTCTGAGAAGTCTAAAGTCGCGGGGGCTTTAGCTGGTGCTGGTGGTTTTGGTGCGGGTTCTGGTTTGGAACTACCGAATAAACACATTGGTCTACTCCTCGTTGTTAAAATCGTCTTCGGATAACTCTGACAGTTTCTTAATGACACTCCTTTGACCCTGAAGGAATCTAAGTTCCTCAATACTGATTTGTTGGGTTGGTAGCGTGTCTGGAAATAACTTGTTAAGAGTTGTTAAGAGTCCTTGGGATATACCCAAAGATGTGCCAAGTATGTTTTTCATATAATAGCTTTACTGTAACGGTACGTTAATGGGAATTAGGCACATTTAGCGTTAGTTCTCGCTTTTGTGCCTTGGCTAATATTTGCTTGCGGTCTTTGTTATCTAAGTCTTTCCAAGTTGTGATTTCACTGGCAGAGCGATAACACCCTACACAAATATCGTTGTCATCTAAGTGACAAATATTAATGCAGGGTGAGGTCATCTTGCGCCCTTGTGTAAAGCATCATCGTAAGCACGACAAGCCTTTTCAGATTTATCTATTAATTTTAAATGTTCGGGGTCAAAATCTACCCCTTCGTATTCATCTGCCACGACTAGGCAATCTACACAGTCTTGACGCAAAAGCTCTAAGGCTAAACCTCTAACTTGACCCTTCATTCGTATTCCTCTTCTTTCTCTTCTTGGTATAGAACAAGGGCATTGTCGAACTCATCCCAAGAGTCAACCCCGTAGTGCATAAGACACTCAAGTAAGTGGGAGTCCCTTTCTATTAAGTTATAATAATCTTCGTCAACTTCTATACGTCTTCCCATACTGTCCCCCGTTGGTATAGTTGTATTGCGGTGTTTAAGTCGCAGTTAAAACCTTCCATAATTTCTTCAAAAGCAATCATAAACATCATTTTCTACAGTCCCATTCTTCTTCTTTACAAGCACTAGAAAGTCCACGCTTAATAGCGTCCTTTGGCCTAGTATCTTCACCTAACGGGACAGGAGACTTATTAAATAAAGCCTCCCATCCAGCATCGTAAGAGTCAGTCTTAGCTTTAGTACGAATGGGTAAACCAGTTACATCACTTGTTGCTGTGGGCATGGTGTTAACTCCTATTTAGTTTTTTAAACCAGATCAACAATCTCACAAGAGCCGCCAGAACACGCGAAGGTCTGAGAGCCTACTGTGGTGTCTTCTGCTTCATAGTCAGCAAGCTTGGCCCAATCAATAGCTTTAGGCATGAGAGATAAGAACTCTTCATACTTAGCCTGTTCGCATTGTTGGTAAGGGGCTTGTTGGTAGATATGCTCAGAGTACGGAAGGAACGAAACTCCTGACATTTCATCGAAGTTTTCGTACACATACGCACCTACTGCAATCCACTCATCTGCAAGAACATTAATGGTTACTGAGGGTTTGTGTTCACACCAATGACGTTGATAAGCTAACCAAGTGTCTAGCTGTTCAATGGCTGTGGTGTTTTCTGTCAACACTGCTTGTGCTGGGGACTTCTGAGGAAAGCTAAACACGACTGTAGTGTCTGGCTGGTGGGCGCAAGGCTCCCAAGGGATACCTTGGTCTTTCATAAACTTAGTCAACGGGTCGTTGTATGCACCACGTACTGTACGAATGTAGTATTCGCTGTGACGTGCATGGATTCCTGAAGCAGAGTTAACGAGTTGGGATACTGTTCCTGACGGTTTTACAGCAGTGATTGCCGTAGATACTGCGACACCTAACTTAGCTGCCCACTGAGCATTTACTTCTACCGAGACAGCGCGAAGACGCTCTAGTAGTCCCTGAAGATCAGGGTTAGCCGTGGTGGTTAAGGGGTTGTCCATAATGCCAGTTAGACTTACACCTAGAAGACGTTCCTCATTGGTGTTTTCTTCCCACACTTTACGTAGGTATGGGAACTTAGTGTAAGTAGACTGTAGTGTCCCAAGGATGGTGGCTATAGCTACTTTACGTTCTAGGTCTTGTTCTGTGTCAGTAGACCGAATGACTACTTCGGAGAGGTTGCAGAATTGGTATGGGCGTAATATTATCTCGCTGCAAGGATTCGTCCCGAACTCATAACTGGCATCACGTCTACCGTTCTTAGCAGCTTGAGCCTTAGCAGCTTGGCGATTAAAGATACCACGCTCACCTGTTCCTGACTCAACAAGACTTAACCACTCACGCATGAACGAAGTGGAGTCTGGCTTAGAGGTGTAGGCGACTGAGTTGTTAGCTAGGTTACGCTGACCGTTTGACTCCCAGTACGCCCCAGATTTGGCATGACGCATACGGTCATCACTTAGGTTCGATAAGCTAATCATTGCTGATCTGCGAACACCACCGACTACAACAACCTCACCAATTTTACACATAATATCGTGAGCTTGGAGGCTGGTTAGCTTCTCACCTTGAGCCTCTTTAAACTTAGCAACTACAAAGTTAAACAAGTCTACTAAAGGTGCAGGGCCACTAGCACGACCGCCAAAAGTCTTAAGCTTTGCACCAGCAGGTCTTACGAGGCTTACGTCCCACAAAGGTATAACACCGCTATACAAAGAGGTGATTAGTGTACGTAGCGAATACGCCCAACCCTCTTTAGAGTCTGCAACAATGATTGTCTCATCTAAGTTAATGAGGTTCATTGGTACAATGGGTAACTCGTTGACGTACTGACGCTCTACACTGAAGCCTACACCCGTACCACATAGTAGAATAAACATAGCCTCATCGAAGCTTCGTACATCATCTACTGGCAAGTATGAACAGTTGTAGCCAGCCACGTTATCGCGGTCAAAAGCTTCACCAGAACTCATCATGGCTCTCATGCTAGGCATCACGTCTAGGTTAGTAATTGCCTCACGAATTGCCATGACTGTCTCGT